AACAAGTAATGGAAATGCTTCAGGTTCTGGAGGAGGTGGTGCTGGAACTTATAGTGCTGGAGGATCTGGAGGAACTTATGGAAATAATGGAGGATCTGCTACAGGAACTGGAATAGCAAACCTTTCAACTCGTGCTGGAGGCGGTGGAGGTGCTGGGGGTGACGGCGGTGGTGGTGGAGTAGGAACCAGTGGAAGTTTTGGCGGAGGTACTGCTTTATCTACAGATGGAAGTGGTGGGGACTCTGTTTACACTGACACACATGGTCGGGCTGTTCGTAGGCGTAATTCTGCTGGTGCAGATAATACAAATGGGCAAGCCGGACTTGATAAAGGTTCTTTAAGTAAGGACAGTATGGATGCAGGCTCCTATGAAGGAGTTTCTCAGCTTCCATATCCTCAAGATGATGATTCACGACCTCTTCGTACTATAGAACGGCATAAACCTGGTGATTCTGAGGAAGAGGAAGGGGAAAAACGTGCTTCTGATCAAGAACATGAGATTCCCATGCATCAACAACCTATTGGTGATGGTTATGCCAGCAGTTATGTAATTGCTGATGATAATGAAGAGGGTGATAATCGTTATAGCCCTACCCAGATTTCGCAGAAACCAGAGCATGAATTAGTTGGACGTAAGTTTATTGATGAGGATAATCGTCTGAGAAGCATTAATGATAATGCAGCAGAGCAATTTACTAATCTATCTATGCTCTCTGCGGATTTAATGAACCACACCTTAGGTAAGGGAGATACTCCTGAATCTTTGGGTGAGATTGATGCTTTTAAAGTGTTAACTGAGAATTCCCTCCAAAAAATGGACACAGGACGTACTTTAGTAGTTGCTGGATGGGGAAATTATTATATTGTAGACCGTGAAGGTCATAGAATTAGTTTGGACGGGATGAGACGCGCTTTAGTGAACTTTTTAGGTAAAAAAGAATTCGCTAATATGAATATATTCCATTCAGGAATTCAAGTTGGTCAAATTATTCGTCGATTTGTAGACCAGAATGGAAAAGAGTGGCGAACTGAGGTTCGTCCCGAAGGATTATTCGTGGTTGCAGCCTTTAGAACTGACTTAGAGGTTGCTCGAAAGGCTATGGCTGAGGTTTTGCGTGGTGGCATGAGGGGATTCTCGATTGCTGGTAACGCAAAATCAAAAGAAATTAAATGTGACCACGGTAAATGCTGGACCGAAGTTGGTGATTTAGAGATTTATGAAGTTACTTTATGTGTAACCCCAATGAACCCTAAATCTTATATAACAGATGTACTTCAAAAACCTGATCCTATGTTATGTCCTGAATGTTACGATGTTAATCAACTCGAATTTGATTCGAGTCTAAAAACTAGAATTTAATTATTACCAAAATTTGGTCAAAAATAGACACCTGTAATATTTTAATATATTATAGTATTTACAAGTCCTATAAGGAGGGGCATGTATGGCTTCCAATACATCAGAGCTTCTGCCCATTCTGAAGGCTCTTCGTGAGTATATCGTCAAAGAGTATGGGGTGAATTATCCTCCTCATGTTCGTGGCGAAGATGCTTCAGGAAAAGACCTTCCGAGTAACTGGGTAGACAAATTGGATCCTTTGAGTGGTGGCGACACGGTAGGCCGAGATTCCCACGGATCACAGGGAACGAAGTCCACTCGCGCTGGCGCACAAGGAACCGATCCATACCTTCATAAGAGCGATCTTGAGGCCATTTTGGCTGATTTCGCAAAACATATGGTGGATGGACAAAGTGTACAAGCCGGGGCAGCTCGCCCTGACGGAATGCACGGAGCAGGCGGATACAGTTATCCTGGCGAAGGCCAGAATGATAACCGTGGACTGTCCAAAGACCATCATGAGGAAGAAGAAGAGGAAGACATGATGGAAGATATCGTCGATGAAGTTGCCGAAGGCGACGAAGGCGATGTTATGGATGACGACATGGCTGACGACGAGGACATGGAGAAAAATTACATGTCTATGGGAGGCGGCCACATGGAACGTAGTGCCGATGGTATCGGTGAACTGTTGAAGGACATTAAAGGATTACTTTCCTCTCGCCAACAGGAGAAGCAGGAATATACTGCTATCCAGTCCGAGATCAATGATCTTAAAAAGTCCGTCAATGCTCAGGTTAAAAATGGGATTAAACAAGGTTTGAAGCAATTCAACCTTAATCCTTCTCGTGGTGACACGATGACTCCTATATCTAAGGAAGATGATTCTATCCTTGGTTCGGATCGTCCCACCTCCATTGAGATGCCCGATCAGCGAATTGGCGTGGAAGGGGATTCCTTCCAAAAGAGTGCAGAAGAAGAGGGTCAAGAGCAATTTGTGAATGGCATCGAAGAGATTGTCAGTCGCACGGATTCTTCCGATCTTCGGGGCCACTTCAAGTTGGTCAACGGTATGCGTAACCAATCTGGTGAGCTTACTCCCCACACTTTGTACTACTATCCCAATAAAGGGGGTAGATAATCGATGGTTACTACCAACGACATTAGCATAGCTCAGTACATATCATCTGCGGAGCGCAATATGCGTTCTTCTTTGATGCCACCTGGCTATTTCGCTAAACAGACTTATCTGCAAGTCTCCGATGTGTTCACAGCGACTTACGGCCGCAAGGTCTGGGACGCACTGAACAACCAGACTCGTTTCTGGAACATTCTGAGAAAGGTTCAATGGGGTCCCACAACTGGTTGGAGGCTCCGTTCTGACCGTGGTGATGGTCGTTCTCGACCTGTCACTGAGACTGGGTCCATACCCACTATCGATGTCAGCAACTACGTCAACGTGGACTCTGCTCCTCGTATCGTTGCTACTGACTTCGGTGTCTCACTCAAATCCCAGATCATGAGCGGTCTGGAAGGTGGTATGGGGGATAACCTGGCAGTTGAGCAAGAAGCTGCTGCTAGGGACCACATTAAAGAGTTGAACCAGGAACTCCTGCTTCGCTCGATGACCATCGCCTCGACTGCTGGTGCTTCTGGTACTGGTGAAATTATTTCCGCTGGTAACACTCTCCGTGTTGGTGACACTTTCGGTGGAACCACCATTGGTGATACCGCTCTTACTTACGCTGGCCTTGATGCTCAGAGTGATGCTACCTGGACTGGTGGCGGTTCTCTGACTGACGGTGAGATTGTTTATGTAAAGAGCCGTGCTGGCTTCACGTCTCTTGACGACATTGTCGAACAAGATGCTCGTAACGTTGCTGGTGTAACTGTTACCAACGGCGTAGACGTATATAACCAAGCTACTCGTGCTGCAGGTGGACACGTCGCTGCTGCTACCGTTCTCGGTAACAGTGGTGTAGGTCGAAACCTTACGTTGGCTCTGCTAGACCAGGCCATTCGTGAAGTTCGTGTAAATGGTGCTGACCCAGACGTAATTCTGATGGGTTATGACCAGTTTGACCGTCTATCTTCCCTGTTGCAAGCTCAGCAACGTTATCTGGACTGGGGCGAATTTGTTGTCAAAGTAGGCGACGAGTCCACCCTTCCTGGTTCCCACGCTGGCTTCCAGGTAGCCACTTACAGGGGTATCCCAGTGATCGTCGATCCTGATGTTCAGGGTTCGTTCACTTCTGCGGATGCCAACCTTGGCTCTAACGTATATGTCATGGACACACGGTACATGGAAGTTGCTATCGCTGCTCCTACGCAGTATATCGACAACCGTGACTTCTTCCAGGCAAATGCGTTTGTCCTTCGTGGCCTCTTCTACACCATTGGTGAACTGAGAGCTCTGCGTTTGGACACCAACGCCAAGATTACTGACCTAAACGCCTAATCTTAGGTTTTTAAGTTAACATCTCATAGGGGAGTCAGACATGTGCTGGCTCCCCTGTGGTCATTCAAGTTAATTTCTGATGCTGGAAGTAAGAGGGAAACCTCTGAGGGCGGGATCGGTGGTATCCAGTAAGGGAGAATTATTATGGCTTTAACTATTACAGAAATTCATCGTTCAGTTTTTGGTAACAAAAGAATTGTTACTGTAGACCTAGATGGTGATTCTAGTTATCCTACCGCTGGTGAGTCTTTGACTCCTGCTGATGTAGGACTAACTGGTTTTGATATTGTTATGCTTTCACCTCAATCTATCAGTAACACTGCGGATGAGGATGCTGCTGCAGACTTGGGCTTTAGCCCAACGTTTGATTACACGAATAACAAACTAATCATGACCTATTCTGACCTTAATGCTTCGGCTGATGGTCCGAGTATTCAGGTTGCAAACACCACTGACTTGACGGGTGTTCGTATCAGGGCATTGATAGTCGGTTTCTAACTAACAATTTAATTAGTTTAGGTAGCACGAGACAGCTCGGCTATTTTCATTTTTAGGAATTTTTGCCTTTTATGAGGGTAGCCCTTGCTGGCTACCCTTTTTATTTAGGGGAGGAAAGGATGTTACAGATTTTTCAGGGAATTAAAATAGGTTCGGCTGTACTAAAGTGTCTACAAAATGCTGAGAACCGTAAAGATTTAGTTGATACATTTATGGATGTTCTTGGTGATGGTAAATGTACCAAAAAAGAGTGGACTGAGATTGGGGAAAAACTTGGCGTATTCACTGAGGGTTAAATGAGTCTGTTAGGTCGTTTGGCTTCACTATTTAGCCTAAAAATACGACGGAATCGTGTAGGAAAGTATAATTTCGGAGCAATTCACTTCGATGATTATAATTTACCTATTGTTGGGTTTAAACATCCTCATTTGGGTACTCCTAAACTTTTCTATGTAGACCAAGATACTTTATCTAGGCTTTCAGGAAGTGACAATGGCAGCACCAAAGATTAGAACACAGATTGAACTTGAACAGCCTTTACCTTCGTGGCGTGGATTCACAGCAACGACTTCAGCTGCTTCAGCAACTACGGTTGTCGATGTTGCTACGATCATGGAAGAGGCTAATCGAATAACTTTTGTTGTTGAACTAGGTGATTTGTATATTAATTTTGGTGGTGCTGCTACCAGTGATGGAACTTCGATGATGATTCCTGCTGGTACTGGTTACACTGAAGATAATATACGTATAACTGGAATTATTTCTGTTATGCGAGTTGGGGAGACAAATGGACGTATTCGTGGAGGGGTCTGGGGTCGTTAATGTCGATTCAATCAGGATCACATAACCTTCGATCTCGTATTGATTTAGTTCAACCCTATGAGTCGTTCAAACCTTTTGCATTAACCACTTCTGGAGAAACGGCTCAAACCGTTTTAACAGTTTCAGATAATATGGCTGAGGCAAATAAAATCACTCTTATTGTAGATAAAGGTGATTTGTACATTAATTTTAATGGTACAGCGACTAGTGATGGAACTTCTATGTTAATCCCGGCTGGAACTGGGTACACAGAAGAAGGAATCGCTATAAATGGTGCAATATCAGTAATTCGTGCTGATGAATCAAATGGAAGAATAATTGGGGCTGTGTGGGGTCGGTGAGTCTGTTCCTAGATTGATTCCTGACGTATAGTCATGTTGATTAACGGAGTTTTGTGATGCCTATAGACCGAGGATTTGAATATCGATTTTCAGAGCATGAGTTTAGAACAGTTCGAGAGTCGGTTGGGACACTTTCGAAGTTTATTCCTATTAATAAGACTTTAGCGTCTGCTAACACTGCTGAAGATTTAATTAGTTTAGAGAATAATACTCCTCCTGCTTTGAACTTAATTACAAATCCTAGTATGGAAGTAGGAACACCTCCTACAGGATGGACAGCTAGTGGGTCTACGATGACCCGTCAGACTACGACTCCTCGTACTGGGACGTATAGTATGCGCTGTGTCACGGCTAATGCTGCTGATAATGAAGGAGCATATTATAGTGTGACAGCTTTACCTCGTGGATGGTATTCCTGTTCTGCTTATGTGCGGAGAAATGGTGGAGGAACAGTAATTGCAAGGGCTTCCAGTGATGGGGGTTCCACCTTTAGTGATGGTCCCCAAGTTACTATGGGTAATAACTGGAATGGTCGAGTTACAGTCAATCACCAAGTGACGACTGATAACGCTACTTTAGACTTTTATGTTGTTACTGATTCTCAACAAGATATCACGTTCTTGGTAGAGGATGCTCAGGTTGAGCCTTCTTGGGCGTATGTTATGGGAATGTCGGGAACTAATGATCCCAATCCTCCGACATCTCAAGTTACAACTTTTGTAGATCCCCTTATTGAGCGATTTTCCCGTTGGATGGGTACAGAAGATGCTTCTGTATCAGTTCGTGAGCCGGGTATGTCTGAAATTCATGATATTTATTTGTATTCATTAACTAATGATGCAGTAATTGACTTCAATAGGACGGCTACGAATACAGGTGATGCGGTTGGTTATGTATTGAAGGCTGGTGTAGCTAACGCCATTAATTTGCGACATATCGTTAAGCACAACATTAGTTTTAGAAATAATACAAACGGGGAAACTTGTAATGTGATTGGGTATGTGAGAGGGATTTAGTAGTCTCAGCGGTAGAATTTAATCTTATATAAGGATAAAATATAGATATGGGATTATTTAATGTCCATACGGTTTCAAATGCCTACCGATCGGACTATTTCCAGTATCTTTCAGAGCAATGGGCTACTGATGACAATGAATTTACTGGGATGTGGAATCGGGATGTTTCTGGTTCCGCAACGATTGCTCGTGTAAATACTGACACTGATATGCCAAAGGTGTCGTTGACGGTTCCAGCTAATGGTACGGCACGACTTCGATCTCTGTACACTTTTCGGGCTACTCCAAGTAAGTTTTCAAATACGACTAATACCACAATGGTTCGTGGAGTGTTTGTTGAATTTGAAGCTAAGTTTACGGATGTTGCAAACATAAATAATACTAACTTTTTTATGGGGTTGAGCTCTTCAACTTCAGGACTTCGAACTACTGCGGATATCATAGGGTTTGGTTTAGTCGGGGATGCAATTCAAACTGTCACCGATAGTTCAGGGACCGAGACAGTTAATGCTCCGGCTGGGATTACTCTAACTAATCGCAATCTTTATAAGATTGCTATCACACCGGGACAGGTTGAGTTCTGGATAAATGGC